CGCGCATGCTTGTTGATAACTTTTCCACAGAGAAGCGGCTTATCCCCTGATGGCGCTTAAGCACGCGCCCCTTAGTGATGTCATTCTCAAACAACTGAGTGAGGTTGCTGGTCACCTCCTCCATGTAATGACCTTGTGACCCTGCCACCTCATAAGATGCAGCGCGAATGCGGGATACCCACTCGTTTAATTCTTCAGTGCTGCGATAGCCATACTCCAGAAAGTGCTTGATAGCATCCCTGACAACACGACTAAACCTGGTCATAGGTCATTTTCCACTGCTGGTTCCTGTACTGGCTGCTGAGGCGGATTAAACTCCAGCTCCTCATAATCCAGATCCAGGCGCTGGGCAAACAGGGCTTCGTTCATGTTGGCGTTCTCTGCACCCCAGCGAATCAGCGCGGCGCGGTTGGTTGGGTCATCGCTAAGCTGTGGAAGCATCACCTCCAGCATAGAGACGATCGCCTTAAAGCGGGTTTCATCGACCTTAACCTTTTCGCTCATTGGTTCTTTGATGCTGTCAGGCCACTTGTATTCGAAGTTGTTCGTCCACTTGGTGAAGGCAACTGACCATGAATCCTCAAACTCAGGGAATTCAGCTTTCAGTGATTCGACAAACTCTGGTGACCAGGCGCGGTACTGGCAGATGCGGATGAAATATTTATACAGGGGTTCAAGCCACTTGCGGATGTCGTCGATGTAAACGGCCACTGATTTAGCATCTTCGGTTCCCTCACCGAAACCATCAGTGAAGGTTTGGCTGTTCAGCAGGATCGCCGGCATATCGGCCGCAGCTGCGATGTTGGCAATGATGTGGCTGCGTGCTGTATCGAGAGGTTTCTCCAGATTTTGCAGGTTGATAGATTCGATGCTGTCTTCTGCGCCAATCTGCAATACCTGACCGGTGCTGCCTTTCTTCAGCATGACTCGCTTCATTGCGCTGAGTGATGCCATGGCGCTGTTGATGATGCCTGACGCCTGCTTGATCTTGGTCACCAGTAAACCAGCCTTCACCGCAACCATGTCGTCTGCGCGCATGGTCTGCACGAACGACTTCAGCGGGTAGAGCGCGCGCTGGTAGACACTGCGACCGGTATAACCAAATGCGGCCGGGTTATAGGCGAGGTAAATCGGGTCTTCATTGGTAATCAGCGCGCAGCGTGAAGAGTGATATGGCTTACTCGCAACCTTGATGCCGGTCACCTTCTGGAAGTCCGGATTATTCGGATCCTGGTTAAGCACGATAGAGCCGGATGTGTTCAGCGGGTCGAGCACGTTAAACGACAGTGACTTGGTGTAAAGCGTTTCAAAGTCCACCGGTGCGTTGGTGTCTTCTTCTCCGCTGATCAGCATGGCAATGACGCCAGTTCCGTAAATGCGTGATACGCGCGCGGCGTTGCCGATGATCGCATCCGCGTTAAGAGCTTGCCATTCCTTCTCGAAAGCGTCACGTAATCGACGCTCAAAGGCGAATGACTGCGCGACATGAACAGTGCGCGCCTCGTTCATGGCCATCTTAACCGGGCGATCCACCATCTTCCCGCCAATGGGGTGATAGAGGTAAATCAGCTTGCATATTTCATAGCCGGTTTCGATGCCTGGCTGAACGCCATCACTCTCAAGGATATTTGTCAGAGCGCTCCCGGCCTGACTGCCGAAAACTTCAAAATCATCCATCGTTGGGCCTCTTGTTTATATTGGGAACGCCTGATTTATTTTATAGCGCGTTATTGTCACCGAACGCCAGAAGCAGGCCGTACATATACGTGTCCAGCAGGTCATCTGCGCGCTTGTGGGCATTTTTATCTGCCAGGTGGAACCGGGAAACCTGCTTGTAAAGGTGATTGGCTGTCTCACCTTTAAATACCGCCACCTTTTCGTAGGCGTAGCGCGATATCTTGCACAGGCCGCGGTAATGATAACCTGACGCCATGATACCACGCTCATCTTTACCTTTGCTCGTTAGCTTTGATTCTATCGGCGTGACCGGCCATCCCATACCAGCGGCTTTCTGGATCAGGATGCTACCCATGCTGGCATCCTCTATGAACAGGCCGAGGTTGCCGTTTATGGCCACGCATTGCGCTGATATCTCATTGAGGCGATTAAACACATGCGGAAGGTATTCTTCCAGTAACGCGCCGTCGATCTGCACAACATCCCAGTCGAGAATGATTAATCGCCTCTCTGGCGCCGCGCTGGCCCGGTACGCAAAGTAAGTTACACCAGACCCATCATGCTCCTGTCCGCCCTTCACTGCGGTGTCCATCACCGCAAATACGCAATCGCACAACTCAGGATAATCAACCGGCTCACCGTCAATGAACCACTTGCTGATATCAAACAGGCTATCTGATGACCAGTCTACAAATTCAGCAAGGAATTCCTGGCGGAACACGCGCGGCTCGCAGTTCTGTCGCTCTTTCTCCAGCTCTTCAGGTGGAACAAACGGGTTTGATGATGTTGGCGCGTGGTGCTCTACGAATCCCAGAGACTTGTTATTGCAGATCGCATAGAAGAAATTGTCTTCCTCAATGCCGTCTGGGGTAGAGAACACATACGCGCGCCCTCTGGTGGTCAGCAGGGTAGGCTTAATCGACTTGGGCCAGATTTCTCCCAGCATATCCGACTTGGTAAATGCGGCCTCATCGATGAGCACCAGCTCATATTCGCGGCCACGCCCGGCCAGTTTGTTATCGTTGGTTACCCAGAAGTCGATCTTCCCGCCGTTGGTCAGCAGGATGCGCTTTTCACTGCGGCTTTTGCTCTTGATTAGTGGCTCAAGTATTTCAGCCAGCTTATCGAATATTTCCTGATACTGCCGGTACTCAGCGGTGAATATGCCAACACGCCCGCCCAGCTCTATATCCATACCCGGGCGCTTGAATGACGACGTGGCATACGTCACCGCCGCACTCACCAACATGAAGGTTTTACCCCAGCGGCGACCACAGCGGATTGCGTTTAGCCTGGCATCCCATGAATCAGCCCATACGGTTAACTGGCCTTCATGCAGCGTGGGAAGGAATATTTCCTTCATCGAGGAATAGGCAGGGAGTTATGCACGATCGTCGCAACAACGCCGTTATCACCCTTCATGGATTCAATCTCGGCAACGACTTTCTCAGTGGCGTGAACGCGGTACTGCGCGTCAATGCCCATCTTGGCGATGCTGGCCATGGTGTGCTCAATTGACTCAATGCGAACAGTGTTCAGGCCAATGCCTTTCTCAGCGCCGCGAATGACACCTTCCTTTGCTGTGCGCTCTTCCTTGGTCAGCTCATCATCTTCCAGCTCAACCTTTAGCCGCCCAATGGTGTCCGATGCCATGAGGTTGGCAGCACGCAATCTGAATAACTCATCAGCCAGCGTTAACTGCTGGGCCTCTTCGATTACATCATCGGTTAGCATCATGCGGCGGGAGTATGCTGAGTGCTTCAGGCCGTAAGTGTTGCCTTTGCCGAATGGGGGGAAGTTTCTCTTACCGTGAGGCTTTTTAACTTCGGGCGCCTTTTCTGAAGAAATCGCCGGAGTGGCATCTTTCTTTTTGCTGGTGGTACGCACTTTTTCAGAAGTACGCACTTGTTTCTTTTCCTGCGTACCTTTATGCGTACTTTTGGTCTTTTGCGTACCTTCTTTGCGTACCCAGTTTAGTGCTTTAGCCTTCTTGCGAATGGCACCTTCACTCACACCAAATTCGGCCGCAATGTCACGCAGGCTGCGCTCTCCGGCCTCATACTCAGGTTTGATTGCCTCCCAGTTATTACTGCTCATATCCCACTCCGGTCTTGGTTGACTATGTGAGTATATTAACTGGGAGGATGTTAGTACGCAAAAGTTTGCGTACCTGCCGATGACTATTTAGCTTCTGGTTTGGGTAGAGGCATCCACTGAGTGATTTTATCAGCATCAATATCACCATAATTAGACCACTCAACCCACGGGCTCGGCATATAGCCTCTGCGGCATTCACAGGTTCCTACCGTCGTTCCGTCAGTCACAATGACCTCTACTTCGCTGATATGCTCATCTGATAATTCCAGAGGCATACGATCGCTGCACTTAATCCACTCACCATTGGAAGGAATGATGATTTCCAAATCGAAGTACAGATCCCCGCCATTGCACATCAGCTCGCCGAACGTGGACATCAGATGCCATAACTGCCACTCGGAGTAGCCTTGGTCATCTTCTACTGGTTCCTGGTACGGCCGTAGCGATGTGCAGAATAGCTGAAGGTCTTCATACTGCGCCCTTATCTCATCTTTACCGGCATCGGTCAGCTTTACCTTTACCTTGTCGTTGATGTTGAATTTCATTCCCAGCCTCCTGCTATTCTCTTTCCTCTGGGCCTGTTGTTGCCCTGAACGTAAAGCCATGCATCAATAAGATTGTCATAAACATCGCAATTCATGATGATGTGCTTTTCGTTATGACCAATAAGTATAGATACCTCTTCAGTGCATTCGTCCATGCTTTTTGTACGGGTGGATATTGCCGTAACTGATGGCAGGTGGATATATATCCATTCATCACCAGCAAGAATCTCTGCCACCGTAGCATTTCCACCATCAAACTTAAGGTAATCACTTTTGTGATTCATACAGCCCCCTTCCACTTATCAAGCGGAGACTTCCCGCAAAGGTCACGCATGGTTTTATCCATGTCCAGTTCGATGAGTCGCATTAGCACACGATCGCGCCGGCTGCGCTTTAGCTTTCCTCTGTGGGAAAGGTCAGAGTTAATGATCTGTGCTTTTGTCGATGACTTTCTCATTTACCTTTCCCCAATCGATCCAATTGCCACGAACACCTTTGCTACCAGATACCAAGGCCAGAAAATACCAAGCGCTAAAATCCAGAACGTTGTTGAGTTGCTGTCATCACCCTTGCGCTTTGCTGCAAGATTCTCGCACGTCACGCCTGCAATGAAGAAATATAGCGATGCTATTAGAGCTGTCATTTCTTCTCTCCAGTAACCGCGCCGCAGCGTTGGCATATGCAGTAGTTGATTTCATCCAGGGTGGTACGCAGCCACTTCATGTTTAGCATTAGATAATCCACCAACCCTGAATCTGTTGATTTCACGACCGCAATGAATTTATGCCCAAACATGCGGCCCATGATGCCGGTGCATTTGGTTGTCACGGCTTAACCCTCGATCGCAAGATTTCTTTCTGTGCGGCTCTATTGATGTCACATTCCGTTTGAACTGGGATTCTTTTTAGTCCCTGCCCTGTCCATTCGGCTCCCGTCCACATGTTGAAACCTGTGCATGCCGCTTTGTAACAATCCACCAGTTTCCATTTATTCCAGAATCGTTTTCTGGCATAGGTTTTAACTTCGACTACGGAAGCCATTATTCCGGACTTTTTAAATTCAAAAGAAAATTCATGCTTAATCATGATTAGTCCTTAATGAACTCTTCGGTAAGCACAGACTTCTCACCGGAATAAAGCACGGCGCTGGAACCGTCGATTACGATGATGGCGTGAGGGTTGGCGTTGTCGTTGATCCATTTAATTAATGGTCTCGCCACTTCCTCTAGTGATTTATATTTATCCTTTTCAAATCCAGCCGAATAGCGTTGCATTTGCTCAAACACAGGATCCGCCTTGATAACATTCACTTCACAGCCAAATGGGATGCATTCGGGGTCAATTTTAAACTTGCAAAAATAAGTGCCTGTTGACTGGTCAAATTCAACAGATTCAATAGTTTTCCCGTTAATTTTATGTCCAACTTTAGGTTGGTATTCTGGCAAATCACTCATTTCACTTCTCCGTCTGGTTGATGTGAATATCTAACCATCTGCGTGTAACGGAGTAAAACGAGTAATTTCTATCGTAGGAGAAGGGATTTTTATTGAAGGTGCTGCGATACACGCATGGG